TAATAGTAAATACTATACAATTTGTGGTAATGAATTAACTCTTAAATATGTTTTATTAGAATTGAAAAGACAGGGTTTAAAGTTAGATTGTAATCATCATTTTATCGAAGGTTTTATTGAAACCAAACACAGTGATTGTCAGTTCAAAATAGCAACAGGTTCATAAAATTGATGTATTATTTAGGTTATATTACACCAATACTAATACTAAATAATATTAATATGAACCTACCAGCAGAAATAATTAATAAAATAATGTCGTATATTCAAAGCAATACGAACCAAATTGTCAAGAATGCTATAAGCAAATATTACGATAAGAAGTATATCTATGAAGAAGCAGATAATACAAACTGGTCTATATCAAGAATTGTTAATTATAATAAAAAAATTATAACTCGTATTAATTTTGAATTAATACGTAAAATGACATTAAATCGAATTCAACAATACGGCAATTACCGTTCTATTTTTAGTCAAATTGATACATCGAATTATATAATAAACTCGATTAAGTCAATCTGCGACAAAAAAGAATGTAATAAATATTTACTAAAACGGGGCATCTTATCCGACTATATCAAGCAACCTCATAGACGGAGACGCAAAAGCAAAAATATTACATTTTTCAATAAATCAAAAGCAGATTATATTAAAAGAAAATAATATATATATAGGGACAACACATCATAACTGGTAATGTAAATAATATTATTATTTAAATGTAATAACAATAATTAAATATTTTTTTTAATTATTGTCTCAAAATATATTAATGAATAGAGAATATATCCTAAAAGAACTATTACAAAAATATACACCCGAACGAATAGATAAATGTATAGCAAAAATAAAACAAAATCCAATGGACGTATATTCGGCACAAACTATTTTATATTATTATTTTTTGGACGAACGACTGAATACAATTATGATAGGAACAAACTTCTACGATTTTTGTAATAATTTTGAAGCGAGCAGACCGTCTCTATTAAAGACTTTTGAAAAATTAAATTATAAACGAACACCAAGCGACTTGTATAAAATATACGGATATTATCACGGGAGATGTTCGCCGTTTAAAATATCAGTAGCATACGCATTAATACAAAAATATGCTAATGATAAAGAAACTGTGTTAGACCCTTGTGCTGGATTTGGCGGTAGATGTATTGCTACAATTTTACATAATAAACAATACATTGGATTTGACCTAAACGACCGTTTAAAACCCGCCTACGAATTGCTACTGTCTCATTTTCCTAATCATAATTGCGAGATTAATTATATAGATGCCTTGACAGTAGATTATTCTAAATATAAGTATGATTGTATAATAACATCACCCCCGTATTACAATATTGAACTTTATAATAATACAGATAAACGGTGTAAAGCAGATTGGATACAATGGTATAAAACATTGTTTAAAAATATTTATGATAATCTAATGGATGATGGGGTTATGATTTTAAGTATTAATCAGGATATGTATAATAATATATTTAAACCTTTATTTGGCGAACCTATATCGATTGAACCGCTACAAATAAACGAGACACGTAAAAATAATTATAAAGAGTTTGTCTATATTTGGAAGCGGAGTCCGTAGGACGACGCAACACCAGTTATATAAAATAATTTATCAAAAATATATTTCAAAAAATCTCAAAAAATTGATTTACATTTTTTGTAATAAAATTAAGATATAACTTACTAAATTATTAAATGAATACCGAATTAATAGAAAGATTTGAAATGGCGGTTCAAGGATTTTTAAAAGACCATCCGCAATTAATAAACCAAAATGTGATTGATGAAATTAATGATGACGGCGACGGGTTAATGAATTATCTTGAGAATATTTTTAGGTATTTTGATGAAGAAGATGGTGGAGTAGATTTTGGCGAGTATGTATTATTAAACGGATACTTCAGCGAAGCGGACGAAGATAAAATAAAAAAATATGTTTATAACGCTTACAATGACAATTATTATAAATATGAATATGACAAATTAATAAATATAAAGGATAAACTCAACTTCTTTTCTGGTATAATTTGTTTTCAAACAAGTATGTTGCGGATAATTAATAATGAATACTTGAACCGAAATAACGAAGTATATTTAAAGTAAATTAAACAAAAATTAAGATGTAGATTAAAAACTAATTAAAATAACAACGATTAAACAGTAATTAAGAACAAAATATGTTTTTTTTAGTAATATTTACAGCACCAACTAAATAAAAATATTATAATTACTATACATATATATAATTTATAGTAAATTACATATATTTATCTTAATTTTTGTTTAATCGTTGTTATTTTTGGTTAAATGAGTTGGTTTTCGGTTAAATCGTTAGTATTTTCGGTTTAATCGTTTAAAATAGGTTAAATATATAGAGTATAATAGATTAAATATATCGTTTATTCTTGCTTGTATTATCATCACATATTTTTTGATAAATTAATTATATATAACTGGTGTTGCGTCGTCCTACGGACTCCGCTTGGTCGCAAACAGTCATTGCTTATATGCGTTATAATAATATAATATTATTAATTATTATATTATTTTTACTTAATTTCCTTTTAATAATATTAGTATAACGAGACAATACCAATATACTACATTTTAACCCGCTTTAACAACACTTATTACAACTTCGGTTTAATTTACAATTTAAAATTATAGTCGTTTGATGTCGATTTAATGCTTTAACATTATACGCACTTACCCCAAAATAGTTGTCAGGATAAATAATGTCGGAACTATAATAATATAGAAAAAACGCCAATGGTTTATTATTAGCATCTAATACAGCAAAATCAGTAGTTTGATTTGTAGTAGCATCATAATAATTAAATAAAACTCTATTATCAGTAGATAATGGAATATTCGTTTCTATATTTCTACCGCACACTCCATTACATTTACATAAAAGGCATACCGTTTTATTTTTGAAAATATATAATAGAATTTTATAAGAATCTACGATTGCCTTGGAATATGCTTGTTGGCGTTCTGTTAATTGAATCGGTGGTTGTATTACTTCGTTATTTTTTGTATTAAATAATAATAATTGTGTTTGTATTTGTATTTCCTCGTCTAACGAATGCTTTTCGTATTTAACCCCCAATAATACACATTGATTATGTATTACGTAAATATCGTTTAGTTCAGGTTGTCTCCATATTTCATTATTTGTATTAATTAATGATAATTGTTGATGTATTTTTAAATCATCAATACATTTATCGTGTTCGATAAACTGTTTTAGTTCTAATGTGCTTATATACCGTCCTTCTAATTCCTCAAAATGAGAACGTCTTTCATTGAGTTCATCTAACCCTCTTATCGCAATATCGTAATTTATTTTAACAACGTTATTTAACCTGCGTTCTTCGTCGTTTTTTGCTTTTAATCTACAATTCTCGCAAATTATTATTTTTTTTATACAACATAATGTTATAGTATCGGTTGATAAATCTAATTCCTTAATCATTTTAGCATCAATCTCATAACTATGTTCTGGTCTTGAACCCTCTGCGATTTTACTTGTATAAATAATGTCGAATAAATGTATCGGTTCATTTTGTTGATTTAATAATGCTATATCAATAACAACGGTTCGGTCATTGTGAATTAATCGGTATTTTGGAGCAATATTACGATATAATTCGGTTATTATTACTGCTGGAACGGGGGTAAGACAATATTTACAAGTTTTTAATATTTTAATATGTTTGTTCTTTAAAATATAATTTAATGTATTTTTAGCAGTTAATAACGTAGCATAATCGGGGTTATTGGTTAATTCGCATCTCTTCTCGTTTTCACTGAACTTGTGGCGAAAATAAGCAACATTTACAAGACCATCGCAATAAACTAATGGATTATTACAATTTTCATCGCTACATACATACGTTTCAGTTTTTGATGCGTAAGCAAGAGGCGTATATAGATTATTAAATGTATTAATAGCACCATAATGTATTTTGCGTGTTGTTGAATATGTTGCTTGTTTTACTGATTTTTTTATAGTGTTTTTTATATAATTGTCTTGATAAATCATATATATTTTGTGTTAAATGTGATAGGTGATATAATATAAACCATATTCTTTATATTATTATTATTATATATTAATCTTACTATGTGTGTTAAAATAAGATTAAATAATTTTATGACCTCAAAAAATTGATATACATTTTTTGTAATAAAATTAAGGTATAACTATTACATAATAATAAAATGAATAACATATTTAATAATATAGTAGAAAAAATTGTATTGTATTTTTACACGCTATATGATTGCGATATTGAATATCATAATGAATATATTGACCCTGCTTTTAATTATAAATACATTTATCGTAAGTTAAACTCATATACTGGTGCGGATGACATTAAATTAAAAATAAAATTAAAAATAAAAAATATAATTGACAGCGAAATACCTGACAGATTATTTGATGACGATTATTACAAAATACTTGAAGAATTAACGGACTGGCGAGGTTATGATGAAGACGAATATTTTGAAGATGATGAAAACACGGAAGACGGGCGTATTATTAATTATGAAAGACGATATGATGTAAATATAATAGAATATTTAGAATTATTTATTCTCAACGAAGAGTTTATTAATAATCTATTAGATAATCTACAACCGGAATTAAAATAACGAATATAAATTACAATATATATTTATTTTAAAAAAATATATTAAATAGCAATACAAATAGAGTAGATATTTAAATTAATTAATTAATAATTATAGTTTTTTTAATTATTAATAAAAATTATTTTCAAAAAATTGATATACATTAATTGTAGTAGATTTAATGTATAACTATCACTAAATTATATAAAATGTCTAACATAAATACTAATAAATATCTAAATATTAAACTATCAAATATATTGAGTAATGAAATCGAGACGTATATCGGTAATTGTATTGATACTGGAAACTTGGACTATAATGAAAAAATTAACATTGAAGATGAAGACACTGATGAAGTAATAGATGATTTGAGATTTAAAATGTTTAATGATTATATTACTGGATTTAATTTCGCCGAACATTCTAATAATACCGAATTAGTAAAACGCATAACTACTTTAATACAATATTGTAATGAGTTTTATGAAGAACACTATGGAGAAGAATCAATCATTAACTGGCGAGATTTTGATGATTATGATAAGATTATTAATCACGCTGGATACGTCTTTGTAAATGACAATACTGACTGGTTTGTAAATACTTGGAATAAATTAGTTGGCGGGGAGAGCAATTGTTTAAAATAAAATATTTATAATTTATTTTAAAAATAAGTATTCTAATATAATAATTATAAAAAATAATAATAATAATTTTTTTATTTAACTAACAACTAATGCGGTATTTATTGTATTAACATTTTTTTATTTGTTCTAATTTAAGTTGATTGCGTTGCTCTTTTTTTATTCGGTTCGTTTCTTGTCTCATTTTTTTAATACGTTCTTTGTTAATTTTATTATATAACCGCTTCTTTTCAAGTAATTCTTGCTTATTATTCTCGTAATATTCTTTTTGATATTCGGGGTGTTGTTTGCTATAATTTTGTTGATATTCTATTCGTTTTTCTTTATTTTCTTCGTAATATGATAATTTTACTATATTAGGTTCTTCAGTTGATTGTTTGGGTGTTTCGGTATTATTCATTATGTTGGATTATTATAATTAATTTAATTAGTAAAATGTGTATCAATTTTTTAAGCACCTATCCCTCCAGTTATTACAACGCTTACAAAATAATTGTTGATTTATTTTAACGAGTTCAAAAATAGGATTGTCGCATTTACAAATATTCTCATATTTTAACCCGCAAGGACAGCACGATAATAATGCTCGTTCATTAAACAATTTTTGATTTAATCGGCATTTTTCAATATACTCGCTATTCATTTTACTTTCTGGTATATAGTAATACCAGATTGTCTTTATATTAGTTTTAATATATATTTAATCCAACTTATTGGATTAATCTTATATTGTTTTTTATTTACGTTTGTCTCTTAAAGGGTTCTATAATGATACTATTACTATTATATACTCTTTTTTATTTTTTTTAAAGAAAAAAAGAAAAATATAATATAATACAGTTGTAATACCCTTAAAAAACGAAGAAAAAAAAGAAAAATAAGAAGGAATATAAAAGGTTGTAAGGTTGTAAGGTTGTGAAATGAAATAGACGATTTTAAAACCCCCTATAAAAAATAGAAAAATAAAAATAATAAAAAAAATAAAAAGAGTAATAATAGTTTATACTCTTTTAAATCGTTATTTTTATTTTACAACTTTAAAACTTTACAACTTTTTATATTAGCACTTATATATTTTAATCTTATTATTTATATTAAAATAAGATTAATTAATAATAATACCTCAAAAAATTGATACACAAATGTTTGCTCCCTTTTTACGGCGGATTTGATGATATTGCTTTATTTTTTTTTGCTATTCTTCTCAACCGACTTCTTTCTCGGTCATACTCTTTTAGTTTTTCGCTATTCTTCAGTCTATACTCTCGCTGGTAATCATTTAACTTATCACGATTATCTTTTTCTCGACGTTGTGCGTTTATCGATTCTTTATGTTCGTGATAATAATTGCGATTATATTCATTTAATTCGACTTGATGATTTTTACGATATTCGTTGCTATATAATCTAAATTCATCTTTATTTTCTTGGTAGTATTTAACATTATACTCACGTTTTTTATCTCGATTTTCAGTTATATTGCGATACTCACGCTGATATTTAAGTGCTTCGTCTCGGTGTTCTTGATAATATTGCCTTTGTGTAGCAAGTCGTTCATCGATGTTGTCATAATATGATTTGCTACTTATTGCGTTGAGATGTTCGCGGTGTTCCGTATAATATTCAAGACTATTTGCGTTCAATTTATCGCGGTGTAATTCTCGGTATTCGCGTTGATAGTCTTCTCCAAGATATTTTGCTCGCACCATATTCATATTTGCTTTATAAAACTCAATTAAATACTGTTCGTGCGTTAATGCTTCGTCCAAGTCCTTTACAATTTTGTTTTCAATTTCCAACATTCGCCAGTTGTCCCAACCGCCATTATTGCGTATTGTTGTATAAACTAAATAATTATACCCTTTATCATTAGGGTTATTACAATTAGATTTATGTAGGTGTTCGCGTTGTTTTAAATCAATAGACGAACCAATATATATATTTGTGATTGCTGGGTCATTACATATAATTTTATAAAAATACATTGGGTCAGTGTTAAAGTCGAAATTGTCGTATTTCATTCTATTTTTGATATATAATATTGTATTATTCATTTAAATCAATTTTTTTAATATTATTATTTAGATTAAATAGGATTATTAAAATAAGATTAAATAATAATACCTCAAAAAATTGATATACATTTTTGTATTAGATTTAAAGGTATAATATTTACTAAATTATATAAAATGACAACTATCTATACAAAAGACCAACGTCTTGAATTACAATCAGCATTTAATGCTAAAAGTTTAACCGATATAGCAATAGGATTTTTATACGCCCAAAATTGCTACGGATTTTTAAATATCGATGAATTGAGATATAATATGAAGGACTGGAAGAAACATCGCAAAGAAGGAATAATAACAATACAAGAATGTAATAATAGAATTATAACTATTGGTGGAAAAGATTGCTATATATTGACATTACAGCAATTTGATGCTAATGGAATGATTGAGAATATTGGCGTTGATAAATGTGGATTAGGGTTCGATAAACCGTATATTATAACAGGACACACTTATATTTTCAAAAGGGTTGAAAATAGAGATATGGTGTATAAATATGTAATGGGTTTATGAAATAGATAGGCGTAGATGTAGATTAATAAGTATTCTAATTAAATAATAATAACATAAAAATATGTTTTTTTAATGTTATTATTTAGATTACATAAGATTAAAATTAAAATATCAATGATTTATACATTATCAATTGCTTTATTTGGTTTTTGACTCTTTTTTGAGTCGATTACGTTGTTGTCGCTTTATTTTTTTACTTTCTTTATGAAGGTTGTCATATATACGTTTTTTTGCGAGTAATTCATCTTTATGAGTTTGTTGATATTCGCGGTGATATTCGCGTTGATATACGGTTATTTCATCTTTATGCGTTTGTCTATATTCGCGAGCGTATTCGGTTATTTCGTCTTTATGAGTTTGATAATATTCGTGTTGATATGCGAGTAATTTGTCTTTATGCGTTTGATAATATTCGTGTTGATATGCGAGTAATTCGTCTTTATGTGTTTGATAATATTTGCGTTGTTGTGCGGTTATTTCATCTTTATGTGTTTGATAATAATCGCGTTGTTGTGCGAGTAATTCGTCTTTATGCGTTTGATAATATTCGTGTTGATATGCGAGTAATTCGTCTTTATGCGTTTGATAATATTCGTGTTGTTGTGCGAGTAATTCGTCTTTATGCGTTTGATAATATTCGTGTTGATATGCGAGTAATTCGTCTTTATGCGTTTGATAATATTCGTGTTGATATACGGTTATTTCATCTTTATGAGTTTGTCTATATTCGCGGCGATAATCTTCTCCAATATATTTTGCTCGGATTGTATTCATATTTGCTTTATAAAACTCAATTAAATGCTGTTCGTGTGTTAATGCTTCGTCCAAGTCCTTTACGAGTTTATGTTCTAATTCTACCATCGTCCAATTATCCCAACCGCCATTATTTCGAATTATAGTATATACTAATAAATTGTATTTTTTACTGTTAGGATTATTACAATAGGATTTATGAGTTTTTTCACGGTGTGTTAAATCTATCGATGACCCGATGTATATATTTGTGATTGCTGGGTCATTACATATAATTTTATAAAAATACATTGGGTCAGTGTTAAAGTCAAAATTGTCGTATTTCATTCTATTTTTGATATATATTATATCACCCTATCTTTAAATCAATTTTTTAATGTTATTATTTAGATTAAATAAGATTAAATCAAAAAAACAATATAAACAAACGCACATATATCATATATTCATATCAATGTCTCAATTATCGATTGATGAAGTTCTATCAAAAATATACGAGTATCAACGTATAAATAATATTAAACACCAATGTATAACAAATACACAAATCGTTTATAATTACGTTAAAAAACATTTTCCAGAAAAAAAAATTAAAACGGTGGTTGTTATTGTATATTACGACTGCGGAGAGTATCGACGTATTTGTATCAATCACATATTACTTAAAATAGACGATGTGATTATTGACCCGTCGTATGAATATCACATTTTAATTAATAAAACGTATTTCTATAGTTATGAGGATTTTTTTTTAACAGTATATAAAGAGGGTTATACGCACGAATATATGAAGGCAAAACAGGTCGATACTTTTTTAAGAATGTTAAAAATATCGACTATGATAAATATATCGGGCAAACCGACCAAAAATATTGATTATGATTACTATAATGTGTTGGAATCGCTCCTTAAATAATAAGTTTTAATCTTATTATTTGTATTAAATAAAATTAAACTAAAAAAATCTAAATATATCCTATTTTGTTTTAAAGTATCGGCACTAATTCGAACGTAATATTTGATTCGGGTTGCTCGGTTTGCGTTTGTTGATTTTGATTTTTTTGTTTTTTTTGCTTTGGTTGTTTCGGTTGTTTCGGTTGCTTTAAATACAATTCGGGATTTTCTAATTTTTTAATATCAAGTTTTAGTTTATTTTTTAGGTATTGGGTTCGATTTTTTAATTTTTGTTTTTCGACCTTCAACACTGATTTTAATGTCTTTAATCCAGTCTCTAAATCATTATTATTGATTAGGTCGGTTATAACAGTTTTGACATTTGAGTCATCACAATATTGGATTAGTTCTTCTAATTTCTGGTTGAATAAACTCATTTAATAATATAGTATAATATGTTATATTATTAATCTCTTTTTATATTGTTTTTTCATATTATTTTGTATTAATTTTGAGACAGTAGAATATTCACAATTGTCGTAATACTTACAATTTCATTATTTGAGTTTAAATACGCGTGATGAGGTTTGGTCTTTGTCAATAATTGTGTATTATAAAAAATTATATTAAAATGTCTCGTTTTATCTAACCCGCTAAAATCAGTATGTATTCCTTGAATCACTCGAATGCTATTATAATCTACCATAAATGTTTTAAACGAATTATTGTTTAAATATAATTGCGTAATCATTAAATATATTAAATCTTGCTCGGCATATGCGATGTATTCGTATTTGTAGAATATAATAGTAAAAGGTAATTTATTGTATTTAACGACAACATTTATATTTATTGGTATTGGTATTATTTCATCGGGTTCATCGTCGGTGCTGTCTGTATTATTAATACTATCTATTTCATCATTTTGAACGATTAATGGAGTATCAACTTCTACAATTTCATCACTAGTTGTATTCGAAATGTCGATTATCGGAACAATCGTCGGTGTTTTAGTCGGTTTCTTTCGCTTCTTCCTTTTTGATTTTGTAATGTCGCATTCATCGGCAAATAATTTTATAATATCTTCTTCGTTTGGAAGGTTGTAATTACATTTAATATTATTATTTATCTCTTTACATAGACACTTATACAGATTTGTATTATTTACATTAAATAGGTTTGTTGGGATTATTGCTTTTTGTAAATAGTATAATGCTCTTGACACAGGAAGACATATTGTTTTGAATATTGGAATTGCGTTTGGATTTTTTAATAAATCATCAATTAATTTATACGAGTTTTCGGTTGGAATGATAATAAACGGTATTAACAATCCTCTACTAACGTTTTTTGATAAATGTATTATATTATCGTTTATATCATAATAATTAACTAATCCTGCTACAGCAATCATATTTATATAATCTGTTCCGTTTGCTTCCCATATTACAAAATCAGTATAATCATACTTAACTATGTATTCGTGCCTTCCTATATTTTCTCGTTTTAATGTTTCACTATAATTACTCGGCATTTGAGACATTAATAACGCTTTGAACTCTAACTCGTAAATATAGTCTTTATTTAATTGTGTAAATGTCTCATTTTGTTTTTTTGTAAATCGGGTCGAATCGAAACAATATTCGTATTTTTTACACTTACAAACGAAGACGTTTAAACAGCATTTAATACAGTTATCAACACCGCCAATATATGTATCATCTACATTATCTACAATTTTTAAGGGTATTTTATTATAATAATTAAACATTTCATTATATTTTTCACGAGACATATTGCTTTTTTCGATATTTGTTATGTGTTCGTTATACGCATTTAAATAAATTGTATATTCTGTAATAAACGTATCGACTATACCAGAAGGGTGTGTTCCATAGAATACTTTACTCTTGTTTTCACTCAAGTCATAATATGTTGATTCTGCTATTTGTATTGTATAATATAACACTGATTTTTTTATAAGTAAAGCATTGAACCGAACTATTGCCTTACCACCATTATATCCTTCTATAAATGAATCATACTCATTTTTTGAAAATATATAATGTAAAAAATCTTTATATACACATTCGAGTTCATCTTTAACGAACTTATTGATTAACGATACATTAAACATTCTATACATATCCCAATGTTTTTGGGAGAACTTTATATTTGTAAAATTACCACACGGTCTATATTCCGGACTGTGCTGAATATAGCAAATATATTTTTGTTTTATTTCGGTGTGTAGATTTGAGTTCATACTTATTATATAATAATACATTTTAATCCTTTAAATTGATTTAATAATATCTTAATTATATTTAGTCATTGCGGTATTTTTTTAAAATAATTATCTCCGTAGAATATAACTCAAAATGCCGAATGTATGTATGTTGAATAACGAACCCGTAAATCACAAAAGTATCTATATCCAATATGAATTAATGAAAGAATTGCGTGAGTTCTTTTATACATATAGTCTATTATGAGTTCATTAACTAATATTTATTATTTTGTAAGTTTAGCAACAACTAAAACACATTTCGTAATTACCGACAATAATATCGACACATTTATAGAGCAAAATGTAAGAAAAAAATTAGATGTTGTATTACATACTATATTAAATCAAAAATATATTTATCATTTTGTAAAACGGAATGTGTTAATTATAAATGCCGAACCGTTAATTGCGACATTAAAAAAAAACAAAATAAGATTAGACCAACTTATTCTACAAACACGAAACGAAATTGCTTATGAAAAACGTCTTATTCTGGGAGCAAATAATGAAAATGAACTAAAACCTATCATTGAACGCAATTTTGGGGTTAATTTAGTAAAAACCGAGAATAGGTATGATAATTACGATTTTTATGACGTAAATCGTAAATATGTATTTGAAATTAAGTCGTTAATTATCACATATAACGTGTTTATTGGAGCAAATAAAATTGCTAATGTTGGCGATTTTAAATTAATATTTATATTTAAATGTAATGCCTCTCGATTTATTTATTATTTAATTTATTCAAAAGAACTATTCGAATCATTAGAGTTGAGAAATATTGAATTGCGGGGAAAATTAAAATTATCTCCAATGTTTATCATTCCAGTAAAATATTTGACATTATTAAATCAAAATGACCGTATTATATTAGATTAATGTGTTGATTGTTATTAAAAAATATTAAATTATTTTAGTAGTTTGTTTTTATCATTTTGATAATTGTTATATCAAAATGATAGTTAAATTGTAAAAAGTATTTAAATTAATTATACATAAAATATTGTAAAAAATGATTAATGATTATTATAATATATTATATATTTGTTGTATCCATTAGGGTTTTTTGCTAATTGTTTTTGTTTATCTTTATACGGCATACTATGATATTATAATATATAGTATAGTCTTTATATTATAATTCTTAATTATTTGGGATTTCTAAGGATTTCCTTACTATTTATGGTTTCATTATATCATTTCTAAAATATTTGTTTTAATATATGCGTAGTCTTTATTTTCGTTGGTTTGCTTTAATTTGCTCCTTGTTTTTCTCTCTGTATATTCGTTGGTTTGCGATAAGTTGTTCCTTATTTTGCTTGTAATATTCGCGTTGATTTTCGCGTTGATTATATGTTGCTTTTATCATATTCATTTGCGAATTGTAGAATTCTATCCAATATTGCTCTTGTTGCTTTGCTTCAGTTTTATCTTTTACAATCTTATGCTCTATTTCCAACATACGCCAATTCGTCCAACCTCCGTTTTCGCGTATTATTGTATAAACCAATAAATTGTAATCTTTACTATTGGGGTTATTACACGCGGATTTATGACTATTTTTTCTTTTTGTTAAATCAATAGTTGAACCAACATACATATTAATAATATTCGGGTCATTACAAACGAACCGATAGAAATATATTATTGTAATAGTGTAGTCTATTTTCTTTTTCATTGTCTTAAACCCTCCTTTAATATTCTATATTATCTTATTTCTTTAAATCAATTTTTTAAATTATATTTATAAATAGTCGGTTAAATCAAAATGAGTTAATAGTTAAACAATGAAAAAAGTATTTAAATTAATTATACATAATAGGGATTTCCAGTAAAGACAACAACGCATATTATAGGTTGGTTCTAAATGTTTTTGAGTTTATTTATATTATTGTGTGTTATATTAATAATACTGTCTTATTCTAATAAAGTTTTCGCGATTAATTGTCGAATCAGTTCTATCGTTTTTATAAACATTTTCTATTCTTGTAGTGATATTAATATGCTTATTATCAAACTCGTTTTTAATCCAATACCTAAACGGAACAAGTCGATTTTCCCAATTCATTCCAGTTCGAAGTTCATACGCATACGTTTTCATTTTAATACTTTTGTGGTTTATCTTTGTAATTAAACCACAGTATGTTATACCTGAACCTCTAAAATACAGTATTTCGTCTCCTATTTTGAACCCGTAGTTGCGATACGAATATATGTTATTCATCATTTCATAATGGTTCAACAATTTATTGAAAATAAAATCTGGGTGTGATTGCGTAAATAACATTTTTAATAATATTTTTCGCCGTTGTCTTGATAAGTCGGTATGTTTAAAATTATACTCGATATTTAAAACATTTTTTAAAACAATCTCCAAGTCATCGGCAGAAGCATAACGTATAAAATTAACGAACTTTTTTGAGAAGTTATTATAAATGCCGTTGAACTCTAAAATATAGTTGAAAATATCTTGTGGGAATAACATTTGTATAATAAGTTGTATTAGTTGATGTATATTATATAGGCGGTTCTTTAAATCAATTTTTTAATCTTATATTTTGTATTAAAAGGGATTAATTTATTTTTTAGATTTCGAGTTCAGTTTTGGTTTTGTTTTTACTGCTTTATCATCTATCATTTTGTTGATTATTTTTTGTTTATCTACTCTGATTTCATTAACTAACTCTCTAATAACCGGATTACGATGTGTTGGTAAATTACTAAAATCGGGTTCTTTTGGTTCATTCTGTTTCATT